AAGCACTTCATATCTCAAAGACAACACCCCTTTGAACGAGAACTTGGATGACAAGATTCTCAAATCCTCCATTAAGGAAGCACAAGAGATTTACATCCGTGACATCATTGGCTCAGGCATTTACGATGAGTTGCAGACCCAAGCCTATGCAGGAACTCTGACGGCTGACAACACCACTCTTCTGGACTCTTATATCGCTCCTTGCTTGAAGTATTACACCTTGGTGGAGTCAATGCTTCCTTTGACCTTCAAGTTTATGAATAAGAGCGTGGCATCTCGCAACTCTGAGAACGCTACACCTGCCACTCCTTCTGACCTTACCCACATTGAGCAGAGATACCGAGATAAGGCCGAATACTACGGAGAGCGTTTGAGAGATTATCTTCGCACATATCCAAACAAATATCCTTTGTATCTCAACCCAGGTTCTGACTTTGATACCATCCGTCCTAAGTCAACTGCTTTCTTCGGTGGTATGTATCTTCCCGGTGATGATGATTGCTATTTCAACTATGACTTCCCCAAAGAATAAGTGGCGATTAAAGAACGAAATCAAACTCCAATCTTATGACCCTAAACCAAATCATTGCCAAAATCAAGACGGCAGCCGAAAGTCACAAGATGGTCGGCAAGTTCGCAGTCGGGGCTGAATTTGACTTTGCAGTTGATGAAGTCAAGTATTACCCATTGGTGTGGCTCGTTCCGAACGGCTTTGATTTCAATACCTCTGGAAAGTTGGTGTCTTATCGCTTCGCTATGATGGTGATGGATAGGCAGTTTGAGAGCAGTTCTAACACCATAGAAGTCCTCTCAGACACCGCTGGAGTTCTGATTGACATAGTCACTCTATTAATAAGAAATAACAGATTAGATGAAGATTTTGAAATGGTTGTCAACTCAACGGCAGAACCCTTCTATGACGCTTCTACTGATGTGGTCGCTGGTCACGCTATTGATTTTGTGGTCAACACGCCATACTTGGAGTCCTACTGCGACATCCCAACTTGATACCTTGCATATCCACGACTTAAAAGTGGAAAAGCAAACCATCCGAACTGAACGGACTTTTGTAGAACAAGAATATGACACGCTCCTTTTGTATCTTTCTGACAGCCTTGCTGATGTTCGTGCCACAAAAAGCCTCTTGTCAATTCACCGATTCATTGATTCGGGAGGTCAACTACCGCTTATGGCAAGGAGCAAAAGCAAGAGAACAAGTGATTCTTCTGCAAAAAGAGATTCAGATTGACTCAGCAATTATCCACGAGCAAGAGGTGGTGATTGAAAAATTGGACAAAGAGAATATTCAGTTGCGAACAGACAACGAGGTTCTCACCAATTCCATAAAACAATACAAGCGAATTTCAGGAGGACTTGCTCTTCTTGTTATTCTCCTAATCATATGAAAAAAGACATTGTTCAAGATTACATCCAACGCTTTCCTGAGTTGCCAAATAAGACATTGGCAGCAATGATTTTTACCAAAGAGGAAGGTTTGTTCACGGATGTAGAAGCAGCACGCAAAATGATTCGCTACTACAAAGGTGCGGATGGTGTAGTTAGTAAAAAGGCCGCTGACAACCAGAACAGAAAAGTGGAACATTCAACCATCAAAGAAGGACTCCGCAAACTTGGGCTGATTTCAAAAGCTGAGAATATGGAATCCGTTGAGTTGGGTGCTGGTAGTTATTTAATCCTTTCAGACATCCACCTTCCCTTCCACGATGAAGACGCTCTTGCTCTTGCTATTGAGTATGGCCTGAACCACAAGGTAGATGCTTTGATTCTAAACGGAGATATCTTGGATTGCTATGATGTTTCAAGATTTGGAAAGGAACTCCGCAGACCAAAAATTTCTGAGGAATTGGAGATGGGTAGGCAGTTCTTGAAATATGTCTCTGAGAAGTTTCCAAGAGTCCTCTACAAGATAGGCAACCACGAGGAGAGGATGAGAGCCTATGTGCTACGAAATGCCCGTGAATTAGGCGATTTGAACGAGGTTTCTCTTGAATACCTACTCCGCTTCCACGAGTATGGAATTGAGGCCGTAAATCGTGAAATGATTAAGTTAGGCAATCTGATTGTTTTGCACGGACACGAGTTGGGTGAGAGTGTGTTTTCTCCCGTGAACCCGGCACGAGGATTTTTCTTGAAAGCAAAAGCGTCAACTCTAATGGGTCACTATCATCAGGTCAGCCATCACTCTGAATCTAATCTCCACGGAGAGCAAGTTGGAGTTTGGTCAACTGGTTGTTTGTGCAACCTCTCTCCCGAATACAGACCCTACGCCTATACGAAGTGGTCAAATGGTTTTGCCTATGTAACGGTGAACGAAGACAAGACCTTCCAGGTAAAGAATTTCCGTATCTTAGATGGCAAGATATTATGAACCTAATCAAAGTTCCTTTCATTTATGAGTTTACACCAGACGCAATGGACAAGCTGCTCAACGATGCCCCCGACTTGGTGGAGTTTGAGCGTGACGGTTACTTGGATTTGGATTCCGTCATCGCAGCCGTAGAGTATGATGAAATGACCGAGGTCTATACATCAAACCAAACCTTTCTACTAAATTTGCCCATCACCGAATTTATGACACGATGGATGCAGTAAACCCTGAACACTACAAAGGAGAGATTGAAGCGATTGACGCTATTAAAGCCTCAATGACCAAAGACCAATTCAACGGCTACTGCAAAGGAAACGCTATTAAATATTTGTGGAGATGGGAGAAGAAAGGAAAAGTAGAAGACCTCCGCAAAGCAAACTGGTATCTCAACCGATTAATACAAGAAAATGAACCTTAAACAATATCCCTTTAACGACTATGTCAACGAGGCAGTTGACAAAAAGCAAATCTATCTGCATCACACAGCAGGAACTGGAACTCCTCAGGCCGTGTTTAATATGTGGCAAAAGAACTCCGCACGAATAGCGACTTCCATTGTCATTGGTAGAGATGGTGAGATTGGTCAAGGCTTTTCTTCTGCTAAGTGGGCATATCATCTCGGCATCAAGCAGGAGGTTTTCTCAAAGCACGGAGTGAAGTATCAGAACCTTGACAAGATTTCCATTGGAATTGAGATTATCAATTGGGGACAACTCACCGAAAAAGATGGCAAGTTCTTTTCCTATACTGGGAAAGAGGTCAAAGATGTGATTGAAGTACCTTTCAAGAAGTATCGCTATTGGGAGAACTACACAGATGCTCAGATTGAAAGCACTCGTGAACTCCTTCTCTTATGGAAGGACAAATACGGCATTCCGCTATCTTACAATGAAGACATTTGGGATGTTACAACAAGAGCATTGAAAGGCGAAGAGGGAGTATTCACTCACAACTCAGTTCGCTCAGACAAGGTTGATGTTTATCCGCATCCCAAGTTGATAGAAATGCTCAAAGGACTTGGCTAATTTTTACAATCTCTCAGCCTCTGAAATCGCTCGTAAACAACGAGCCTTGACTGATATTTTAGCAGGTGATAAATCCATTGGGTCAGGTTATACCACCCAAGGAGACACAGAGTTTGAGAAGATTTTGTTTGCTTGGACAAACGCTGCTATGAAGCAGATGCGAGACAATCTCGGCAAACGCAAAGCAATGGCATCAGGGAAGTTGGCTCAGAGCATTCAGCCTGACATTACAACCATAGGTCAAGGAGGCAATGTCAAGATTCTAATGCTGGAATATTGGGAGTGGCTTGACCAAGGAAGACCACCAACTCGTTCCAAATCAAAAGTCAATCCAACTCTTCAAAAATCTCTGGAAGAATGGATACGGATGAAAGGCATCCAGGTTCGTGGCTCTAAGGAAGAGAGCTTAGAAAGCCGTATCAAATCACTTGCGTTCGTTATAGCAAGGAAGATTCACGCCAAAGGCTACAAAGCCAAACCATTTGTGAGTCCTGTCATCAATGACAAGATGTTGCAACAACTCTCCGACTCAATCGGTACATATCTTTCTGTGGCAGTTTTGCCTGAATAGAAAAGATTTTTTTCTTTTTCATAAAATTGTTTTATCTTTGCTTCTGTATGAAACCAGAAGAATTGATACATTTTGTGAAAATGAACAAGCGTCACGGCATTATCAAAGCCGTATCTGAACGCACGGGAATCTCTATGCCTACGGTCTCCAAATACCTACAAGGTGACATCTACAACAAGACGGCTCTTGAAGTCATCAAGGCTGCAAAGGAGGTCATAGATGCATCACTTTAAGTATAACGATGAACACATCATTGAGGACGATATCCAAAACGGAGATTGGCTCTTGATGTCTTACCAAAGAATCTACCACTTTGATAGAGAAGATTTCCGCAATTGGTGTATGACTGAGCATTGGGATTTTCTTTCTCAAATCGGTAGAACAGAAATAGATGAAGATGGCTTCCTCCAAAAATATGTAGGATGGGACGCATTGGACTTGGATATGGAATTGGCTTGGCTTGTTGAAGCCGTAGTCACCGGAAAAATCAAACACTATAAAATCACATATGAATAAATCACAAGAAATCAAAGAACTCGCTAAGGCATTGGCGGTCTTTCACGCCCAAGTTGGCAAAGTCAAAAAAGAGGCTCAGAACCCTTTTTTCAAGAGCAAATACGCCTCTCTGTCAAATATCTTAGATGTCATCTCAGAACCTCTGCAAAAGGCTGGGTTGGTGTTCTCTCAGTTCCCTGATGAGTTTGAGTTGACTACCATTCTGATTCACACCGAGTCGGGTCAATTTATGGAAGCCTCCTATGGGATGCCAATCGCCAAGGAGAATGACCCACAAGCAATGGGTTCTGCTATCACCTACGCTCGGAGATATGCTCTTGGTGCTATCCTTGGACTCAACATTGATGAGGATGATGATGGAGAGAAGGCAATGAACCGGCAGAAGATGGTCAAGTATAAACTGACCAAGAACTCTCCCAAGTGGGCTGATGCGGTCAAGTATGTTGCCCAAGGAGGAGATACGTCTAAGATTGCCGAGAAGTACGACATCTCTAACAAAGACCTAATTGATTTAGCCGTTGAGGCTGGGTTATGATTTACGAGGCAATTGTCAACGGACAAGTGTTGTGGCGAGTATATTGGAAACAAGAACTCGCTGCAACCTTCCTCACTCATGACGAGGCTCAGGAGTATTTGAGCCTCTTGGAGTTTGTTGAGCAACTGCCAAACTTTAACGCTATATGAAAACACCAGTACAAGAATTGTTTGATAAACTATGGGACACCCCAAAAGATAAGTTCACTTGGTATGCTATCCGAAAAGAAATGCTTGAGAAAGAGAAAGAGGTGATTGTGGATGCCTTTCTGGATGGGAAGTTGGATGGGTGGCACAATCAATGGGCTGACGCAAATGACTACTATAACGAAACCTTTAACACCAAACAGAAATGAAACCAGAAACAGCAAACCGAACAGCGTTAGAGTGGCTTGAGTACGAGTTCGTTAAACTTGAAAGCACGATTGGGGTGCATAGCAGTATGTATCACTTAATTGAAAAAGCCAAGGAGATGGAGAAGGAGCAGATTATTGATGCACATATAGAAGGTCAAAGAGTATTTGATAAACATCCACATACTCAATGGACTAATGGCCAAGCAGAAGCATACTACAACGAAACCTTTAACACCAACGAGAAATGACACAATTAGAATGGGAAGCACAGCGAATAGGAAAGTTCACGGCTTCCGAGATACACAAACTAATGGGTACACCACGCAAGAAAGGTGAAACCCTATCAGAGACCGCCAAATCGTTTGTGATTGAAAAGGCAGCAGAGATTCTGACTGGGCAGAAACGACCCATTTGGGGTGCTGCATTAGATTGGGGAGTGGAACACGAGCAAGAAGCCTTCATTCATTTCAACAACCAATCAGAACAGATATGGGAATACTATGGAGGGCAAGAGTTCAAGTTCTACGCTTATGGGGTATTCTCAGGGGCTTCGCCTGATGGACTGTCCAACTCTCACTTGTTGGAGATTAAATGTCCCTATGAGAGCCATAACCACATCAAGCACATCTTGATCAAGGACAACGAAGATTTCAAATCCTCCAAACCAGAATACTACTGGCAGATGCAGTTGGGGATGTTGGCGACCGAAAAATCAAAAGGAATCTTTGTCTCCTACGACCCACGAATGCCTGAGGACAAGCAGATATATCAGTTGGAGATATACTTGGATGACATCAAATCCGAGATTGATGACAAGATTTCTGCTGCCTCTGAGATGTTGGCTGAAATAATTTCTTAAAATAATTTTGTTTTATTGAAAGTTATTTTGATATTTGAACTATGAACAAACCAACATACGCCTACCTCAACGGGAAAGTTGTGGAGGTAATCAAGCAAGAGGACAATGGAACTTTCCTTGTCAAACTAAATGAACGCCTATATTGGGTGGAAGCACACGAACTCAAACACATCAAACTATGATACCAGCAATTCTAATCATCCCGGTGACCATTGCCATCTTAGCAATCAGTTACCTCAAATTCATCATCAAGAAGGGCATTGACTCTTACGATGTTCCTCACCAACCAATCCCTGAGCGTGACAAGCCCATTCCTCAATTTAACGAATGGCAGAAGCATCTCAAGACCGAACGCAAAAAATTATACAAAGGAAAAGCACTATGAACAAGCAGAAGATAGCATCAATCCTGTTGAATCATCCCAAGTCTATGGATGATGACAACCTCTTACAATCACTCGTTTGGAAAGGTGAAATGAGTGGCAATCCAAACATCTCAGCAATGGACTTTCTACGCCTCTACGCTGCTGGTGCATTCACATCTCCTGAAACTATCCGCAGATGCAGACAAAAACTCCAAGAAGAGTACCCACACCTCAGAGGTAGCAAGTACAAGATCCGCCACGAACATCAAGAAACTTGGAAAAAGGACTTGGGATATTAAGCCAAAAACTTATCTTTGCTAAACATAAATAGAAGAAGTTCACAACCGAGTAGCAGTTGGTTAGAAGAACAAATATATTGCCCTGGAAGGGTCGGATGGCTGCTACACATCCTACTCTCTCTGGGGCTTTTTTATTTTGAAAAAATACACATTACTTGGGGTCTATCCCGATGTATTAAACAAAACACAATTTGGAGTCATTGCTGAGAGTGATGACAAAGACGATTTACATCTATTGTTTGAAAGATTGCTACCATACGGAATGTCAATGGTTGTGATTGAAACAAAGACCGGAAAAACAAAAATTAGAAGTTATGACTACTTACCACCAGATAGATATGAAGGTTGAAACGATATCATTCAAAACCGAATACGCTATAAAGTATGGTGTAGAGGCTGCAATCCTAATTCAAGGTATTCAGTTTGGTCTGGTTTTAAACCGTAATAAGCAATCTCATTTTCACAATGGCAAGGTATGGATGTACAATTCAGTCAGAGAATGGCACGATACATATCCATTTATGAGTGAATCAACAATCAAGAGAGCGTTGTTGAAATTGAAGGAAGAAGGTTTGATTGAAGTATTGAAGTTAGATAGCAATCCAATGAACAAAACGAACTGGTATACTTTGACCAATGCATTGGGTCAAAATGAACCAATGGAGAAGGTCAATCTGAACCAATCAAAACAGTATATAACAAACAATATAAAACAAACAATAAAAGAAGGGTATTTGGATTCCTTTGAACTTTGGTTCAAGTACAAGGCTGAAAAGAAACAAGCCTACAAGGAAACTGGAATGAAGATGCTCATATCTCAATACCAAACCAAATACTCGGCAGATGAGTTTGCCAAAGCAGTTGAGCATTCAATCGCTCAAAACTACCAAGGCATTTATCCTCCAAAAGTGGAATCAAAAACCGAACTTGCTTCACCTAAATACAAAAAAGCAACACTATGACACCTTCCCAATACATACTGGCAGCAGCGATGTTTGATGACACAACTCGTTTCAAACTTCTCTCAGCAAATCCTACTTGGTTTGAACCACACATCAGACCAGCGATTCAAAAGATTCAGGAACTATATCTCGCCAACAAGCCTTTGAACAATTCAAACATCTTGATTGAGTTGAAAGGAACGATGCCGATGCGAGACCTTGTGATGATTCAAGGGATGGCTACGGATTATGTCCTTGTAGATGCCTACCTAAAACAACTTGCCAAGAAACACGAACACGAGCGACTTGTTCAAGGCCTTGCAAAAATTGACTTGAAAGGAGACATTGTTTCTCAACTGACCAACTTAATCTCAACGGCAACGATTCACATTGACCGTGAGCCGATATCCTCAAGGAAAGCCATCAACAAGGCTTGTGATGACATATGCGAAGCGTTCAAACGACAAGACGCTACCAACGGAATGAAAACGGGCTGGAGGTATCTTGACAAATATCTTGGAGGTTGGAACAGAGGAGACCTCATTATCTGTGCCGGGAGACCGGGAATGGGTAAATCTGCCATCGCTATGACTTGGGCTTTGGAGGCATCAAAGTGGTACAAGGTTCTTTTCCTTTCCCTTGAGATGTCAGTTGACCAATTGGCTCGGAGGATTCTGACCCACGAGACACACATTGAGAACTACAAAATCCGCAGCAACTCCCTTTCACAAGGTCACATTGATAGGATAGTGGACTACACCATTGCAGACAACCCAGTTCTGTGGTTAGATGATGACACCTCATTGAGAATAGACCGCCTATCGGCTAAGTTGAAAATCCATCAGCAGAAACACGGGCTTGACCTTTTGGTAATTGACTACATCCAACTAATGAAAGGCACAAAGCAGAATCGCCAAGAGGAGGTCGCTGAAATCTCTCGCAACTTAAAACTGATTGCAAAGGACTTGGGAATTTGTGTCATTGCTCTTTCTCAACTCTCACGAGCCGTAGAGCAGCGAAGCGACCACCGACCTCTACTTTCTGACTTGAGGGAATCAGGAGCGATTGAACAAGATGCTGATGCGATTCTTTTCCCTTACCGCCCTGCCTACTATCAAGATGAAAAACCAGACACGGAGGAAGCAGAATTGATGATTGCCAAAAACCGACACGGTGAATGTGTGACAATAGATGTCAAGTTCACCGGTTCACTTACAAAATTTACAGAATGAAATACAATTACAATTGGACATTAAAAGACGCTGTATTCACTAAAGACAAAGGAAAGGTGTTCAGCTGTTTCGCTTGTGGAGGTGGCTCTACAATGGGATACAAACTATCAGGATTTGATGTTTTGGGATGTAATGAGATAGACCCAAAGATGATGGAAGCATATCAAAAAAATCACAATCCAAAGTACTCATATCTTGAGCCAATACAAACCTTTAAGTTGAGGGATGATTTGCCTGATGAGTTATACAATCTTGATATCTTAGATGGTTCGCCACCTTGTTCAAGTTTTTCAGTATCTGGTAATCGTGAAAAAGATTGGGGCAAAGAAAAAAAATTCAGAGAAGGCCAGGCTAATCAAGTTTTAGATGAGTTGTTTTTTGATTTTATTGATTTAGCAAAAAAGTTGCAGCCCAAAGTTGTTATTGCTGAAAATGTGAAAGGTTTATTGATGGGTGAGGCAAAAGCATATGTTAGAAGGATTTATAAGGAATTTGATAAATGTGGGTATATGGTACAACATTTTTTGCTTGACGCATCAAAAATGGGTGTTCCACAACGAAGAGAGCGAGTTTTTTTTATTGCCTTGAGAAAAGATTTGTGTAATCAATTTTTAGAGCAAAAAGATATGTTTACTATAATTCCCAAAATACAACTTGATTTTAATGATAAAGAAATACAGTTTAAAGAAATATTTATTGATAAACTGGATAGAAAATTAAGTACAAAACAATTAATTCTTTGGGAAAATAGAATTTTTGGAGATATTGATTTTAGTAAGTCATCCGAAAGAATTGGAGAAAATCCAAATGCTCATTTTAATTATAAGTATTTGTATATGGACAAAGTAGCTAATACAATAACAGGTAGTGATAATTGTGTATTATTTGATTATCCAAGATTCAGAAATTTTGACGAGTTATGTGAATGTGGAACTTATCCAAAAGATTATGATTTTAGAAAAAATAAACCTGAATATTTGATAGGAATGTCAGTTCCTCCAGTAATGACAGCAAGAATAGCAGATGAGATATATGAACAATGGCTAAAACACTTATGAAAGACCTATACACAGAAAACACAGAACTCAAAATCCAGAACGCTCGTTTGCTGAAGAAATGCCAAACGCTCTGGTCTAACCTTGCCAACGCAAGACAATCAATTCAAGAGTACAAAATGATTCTGCAAGATTTAGAGAACCCAGTTGACCACAATGCTCCTTTGGATGAGATAGCGAGAGCCGTCAGTACCGCCTCAGGTGTTACCGTATCCGAGATGCGCTCACCCAACCGAGAGAGACACAATGTAATTGCTCGTCAGGTGTTCTTCTATATCGGAAGAAGGGCTGGATTCTCTTGGATGAAACTTGGGCAATATATGCTGAGAGACCATTCAACCGCCATTCACGGATATCGTCAAATCAACGACCTTATGTCTTTACCCAAATCCAACTTTATTGAAACCCAAACCTACATACACGCCCGTGAAATCTTGGCTGCTCGTGATGAGAAAAGGTACAATGCAATCTGACATCTGCTGTGTGACCGAAGCTCAAATCAAATACTATCGCAAGAAGTACGAGAAAGACGGATGGGAGTTTCACGAGTTGATAAGTTGTGCAAATTTCAAATAAAAATTAAACAAACTTTGAAACATCACAAAGAGCGAGATAATAACTGAACTATCGCAAGAAGAATGGGTGAGGGGCTTTTGCATCAAAGTCGGCAAAGACCTTGCATCTGACTTGTATCAAGAACTCTTTCTCATCCTTTGCGAGAAATCCGAATCTTGGATTGTAGAAAAATATGAATCAGGCTACTGGGCTGGGTTTGTTTCCAGGATCATCTTGAATCAGTTCTACGGCAAACGAACATCCTTTGAGAAGAACTTCATCCGACCCATTGGAATGGAGGACACAAGCCAAGTAGAGATTGAGTGTGAAGATGAACCATACACCGAACATCATCAAGAGGCTATTGATGCCGTCCTTGAGAAGTGCGATTGGTATGAGTCACGAATCTGGGAACTCTGGTCAAAGGGCGATGACAACATCAGACCGAGGTCAGCAAGAGCGATTGCAAGAGTCACCGACATCAGCCGTCAAGAAATCCTCCGAGTGGTGAACGAACTTAAAATCAAAATCAATAATGAATACATTGCTAGAAATAGTCGGAGTCAGTTGTCTCTCCATCATATTTGTCTCAGAGATAGGTTGGAGGGCGAAAATTAAACCTTTCACCTGCGAACTCTGTATGGCTTGGTGGATGGGACTACTGTTCTTTGTTCCGCTTTATGGGTGGAGTGGCATTCCGTTTGCTGCTCTATCGGGGTGGCTATCAACGACCATTAATAGATATTTATAACCTACAATTGAGCCATAAATGAAACATTATAGCCTAAAAACAGACCTTAAATGGGCAGCATTTCTGCTCGTTACTCAAACCCTTTATTCATTCTTTCTATGATACAAACAGACATTGACTTTGTCCTTGAACTTTCTCCGTTGTTTCAGCAATGGAAGCAGCAAGGATACTTCCGAGTGACCCCTGAACAAGGAGTAAGACTCCGCAACATCTATCAAACTGAGATGGGAAAACCGATGCCATCTTGTTCAACTTGCTTTGTTGAAGCTTTCTACTCTCTAATCATCCGAGCAGAAGCACAACAAAAAGAAATCCAAGCAGCACAGATTTCAGATGATGAACAAAAACCAAAACGAAAAAGACGTGAAAAAACACACACAGATTTATCTGAAGGAAATGAACTACCACCAGACGGATTGGATACCGTGTGAGATGAAGCAACAGATGTAATACATCTTGTGTCTATATATGTATGAAAGAATGCAAAATTTGTAATGAGCAATTTCAATCACGAAGTGTTTTGAATGTCTATTGCTCCAAGCAATGCAAACAACAGGCAGGTATGGACAAAAGAAGTAAAAAGCCAAAGACAAAGAATTGTCAAGTATGCAAATCAGAATTTACTCCATATACGAGCCTTGACAAATTCTGTTCTGCAAATTGCCGAGTTGAGAATATGAAATCTCAAAGAACAAGAAGATGGAACAAAGAAAGCACAGAGAAAAGATTTGGTGAAAACAATCCATCTTTCAAAAGCGGTATGTACACAAGAGACAATAGGAAATCAGAAGAAGGACAAAAACAATATCTCAGAACACGAAATGAAATGAGAGAAGAAATGATGAAATTTGCTGGGCATTTGTTTTGTGAAAGATGCGGTACACAAGAAACATATCAATGGGAAATGCATCACCTTGTGTATAGAAGCGAAAAACCCAATCACGAATTTTTACACGATAAACGCAACCTCATCAATTTGTGCATGAAGTGCCATAACTGGTTTCACCAAAGCAAAGGAAATAGAGATTGGTGGGTTGAAAGAAGAAAACTTTGGGAATTGTTTGGAGAAGACATCCGAGATAAATCATACAAGAAACTGAAATAAATCTGTAATCAATGGCAAACAACCCAAATGTAATAGACAACCTCAAACCTTTCAAAAAAGGAGATGATGAAAGGAGAAACTTGGAAGGTCGCCCAAAGAAATTCACCACACTAATGAAGGAGAACGGCTACAAGTTAGCCGAGGTGAATGATTCCATCCAAGCGATTATGGCAATGAACGAGGAACAGATAAAAGAGGTGCTTGAAAACGATGACGCAACGATGCTTGAAAAGACGGTTGCAAAGGCAATTATCAAGTCATTTGAGAAAGGCTCTCTGTATTCTATGGACACTCTCCTATCTCGTGTCTACGGCAAACCCAAAGAACAGATTGACGCAACCATTGAGCAGAAGATCGTCAATGTGACGCTGAAACTTGACTAATAAAAACTATGGAAAAACTATATTTTGGAAACGGCTGGGAAGACCAGTATGGGATGAACATCTCAATCAACATCAAAGCAATTCAAGAGGCTTTGGAATCAGGTAAACTTGAAATGAACTCCTATGGAGACATCAAGCTGAGAGTCGGCAAACGCCAAGCACCTCACGAGAAATCCAAAGCGACTCACTTCATCTCTAATCAGAAACCCAAAGACAATTTGTTTTGAAAATCTTAGTCCTACTTGATGGCTCAAACGGAGTGGCTTATCACCGCTTGTTTGTTCCATTTGCTCGGTTGCAGCAAGACCACGATGTGACAGTTGATGTGAGCCAAAACCGAGCCGAGTGGGGCGGTCTTAAATACACGGACTATGATTGTGTGGTTTTTAATCGGTGGTTGGGTGACCTGCAATACAACATCCTTGAACTACTCGCCAAAAACAAAATCCCCTACATCATTGACATTGATGACTACTGGATTATTCCTCGCCATAACCCAGCCTACCAAGCGTACCGCAAGGTCATCAAGAACTGCATCAAGGACGCTATCTACTACGCTGATGCAGTAATGACCACCACACCTCAACTGGCTTCTGTAATAACCTCTCTGAATCCTAAGGTGACTATTGTCAAAAACGCTTTGGACTATTCCCATGATCAATGGCAGAAGAAGACCGACCATCCTCTTACAATCGGTTGGGTTGGAGGCATCTCTCACGAGGAAGATATCAGGTTGCTTGAAGGACAGATTGAGCCAATCATTGAGAAATACAACGCTCGGTTCTTGATGTGCGGATTCCACGAGAACCAATCTATTTGGGCTAAGATGGAGAAAAGCATCACGGGCAAATCAAGGAAAGAAAGGCCGGATTGGTTTGATCACAGAGAAGGAACAACGCCTATCAAGTACGCTGAGTATTATTCAGAGATAGACATCCTCCTTGCTCCTTTGACCCACGATAAATTCAACCGCTACAAATCCGAGTTGAAGATTGTTGAAGCTGCTGCCTACAATCGCCCGATTATCTGCTCACGAGTAGAACCCTACACCAATCACAAATCAAATCTTGGGGTGTTCTTTGTAGATAACAACGATTGGGTGACTCCTTTGGACAAACTACTGAAATCTAAAAAATGGGACAAGGTCGGGGCAATCAACCGAGCCTATTGCGATGACCACCACTCTCTCAAAGCCGAGAACATCATCCGAATGGAACTACTCAAATCAGTATGCAGATAAACTATGAGCGACCATATCTCACCTCATACCAACGAGCCATTCTTGACTCCCCCTCCCGCTATACCATAACAGCAGCAAGTACCAAAACAGGGAAGACCGCATCTCATATCATTTGGTTATTTGAGCAGTCCTTGACCCTAAAACAAAACCAATCGGTTTGGTGGGTTGCTCCCGTGTACCAACAAGCGGAGATAGCATTCCGAAGGATGAAGACCCAAGTCAGCGACCCTCACTTCTTCCAAGCCAACGAATCAAAACTGGTCCTCACCACCCCAATGGGATCCAGGATAGAGTTTAAGTCAGCAGAGAAAGCAGACAACCTCTACGGAGATGATGTGTTTGCTGCGGTGTTTGATGAAGCCTCACGAGCAAGAGAGGAGGCTTGGTATGCTCTCCGTTCTACCCTAACCGCTACCCAAGGCAAATGTAAAATGATTGGGAACGTCAAAGGCAAAAAGAACTGGTTCTATAAACTTGGTGAACGAGCAAGGCAAGGAGAACCTGACTATTCCTTTTTCAAGATAACCGCTTACGATGCAGCCAAGGAAGGCATCATCTCAGAACAAGAGATTGAACAAGCCAAGCGTGATCTTCCAGAATATGTGTTCAAGGAACTCTATTTGGCTGAACCAGCCGATGACCAAAGCAACCCATTTGGGATAGAGAATATCAGAGCGTGTTATTCACCCATTCTGAGCGGTTCTGTTGCGTCTTTTGGTATTGACCTTGCCAAGTACTCGGATTGGACTGTGATAGTCGGTCTGAGCGCAAATAAAGAGGTTGTCCATTTTGAGC